TAATGCCACTATTTACCGTTACTGGGCCAGCACTTAAACCATTATTTGTTGATGCAATTGTGTAGTTCTCAGCGATGGTATTTGCGTTTAACATTATACCATTTGTAGCAACTAATGCAGTAGATTGCAGCTCACCTGTACTGGGCTTGTACAGCAGCTTGGCATTGCCTGTATAAATTGTACTGGCTGTACCGCTTGTGCTAGCCAAGAAAGCTGGGTATACGTTTGTTGATGTTGATGTGTCGTTGCTGATTGTTACTCCAGCAGCAACCGTAGTAAACGACAGCGTTCCAGAACCATTGGTTACTAAAGCCTGACCGTTTGTTCCATCTGTTGTTGGCAAATTAACAGCAGTAAGAAATGACGTTAGGTTGCTATCGTATGCTTGGACGCTCACGCCAATTGCGGCAGACTTTAGTATCGTTGCGTCTGCTGGCTCAAAGCTAGCTGATGAGTATGTGCTGTCTTTGATGAGCTTACCTGTTGTGCCATCAAACGCAGCAAATCGGTCATTGACTGCGGATGCTGGGCCGGTAACGTCACCGGAGCCAGTACCGGATGCGCCTTGCTGGGCAAGAATATCCCAGTATGTTGTGTTGGTAGGCAGGTTGCCGGTTGATGCCAGCTTACAGATATAGCTTGAGCCGTTGTAGCTGACTGCGTCATCGACTACATAGGATGTGCCGCCAGCATAAGTACCTAGCCAGTTCATGCCCACCGGGCCAGTTGCCCCTGTTGCCCCGGTTGCTCCGGTTGCCCCCGTGGCCCCGGTTGGGATTCCAAGGGTCAGGGTATAGGTTCCAGAGTTGTAAGACGCTGTTGCGCTAGACCCGGCCGAGAGCGTCGTAGCTGTGGCCGTAAAGTTTGTGGCTAGGTTAATCGATGCATCACGGGCAGCCTCGGCTGCTGTCTGAGCAGCTTCTGCATTTGTCTCAGCCGTCTCAGCGTTTGTCTCAGCCGTCTGTGCATTTGTCGCTGCGGTGCTAGCGGTAGAGGCAGAGCTTGCCGCATTGCTTGCGCTGGTGCTGGCAGATGATGCGCTGCTGGCCGCATTGGTCGCAGAGGTTGATGCGTTAGATGCCGAGGTGCTGGCGTTAGAGGCTGACGTTGAGGCGGCAGATGCGCTGGCAGCAGCTGCTGTAGCTGAAGCCCCGGCAGATGCGTTATCTACAATCAGATCCCACTTGGCAGAATCGGTGTTAGTAGAGATAGGCTGCGATCCGCTAGACGTATGCGAGGTATTGGCATAGTAGATGTTGCCGTTGCTGGTGTCTTTGACAATGTCGCGTTTATTGTAGGAAGTTGTAGCTGCCCAATTGCCACGGTTATCGCCAATTGTTTCGCCGGTTGTTGGGTTTCCATTGACATCAAAAGCAAGAACTTTATTAGCCCGTACAGTAGACCGTGGCAGGGTCATGTTGATTGAGGTTGGGTCAGTCTGCGGAGCCTTCAGGGATCGGTCTGCGGCCTCGGCATTCTGCTGGGCAAAGATGGTCAAGCTGTCGAGCTCATCGTTAATCGTATTGGCAAACAGGTCACCGCCCGTCACAAAGTCTGATGTACGCTGAATCGCCCGGTCGCCAACGATAGCTATCTGTGTAGCACCAGTTGGTGTTGCAGTCAGGGTGACGTAGCCGGTGCCGTTGCTGTTGATGGTGACCGTGTAGTCTGTGGTCAGCGTCAGCAGGGTATCGTCCTTGTACACAGAGATATCTGTGTTAGCCAGAATCTCAAATGTAAATGAGTATGGCCCGGTGCCAGAGGCGGCGAGCACTACTCGACGGGTGACGTTAGAAATAGGAACCGGCATAGCTCATCCTTTCAATACGGAATCTAGTGGTTATTCCATTAATCTTCTATAGGCTCGCGCTTTTGCTGCATATATTTCTGCTCTGCGCGGAACTGGTTTTTCTTCACGTTCTTTGCCAGGTCTGGATACTTGGCCTGGAACCCAGGATTTTCAAATGCGGCTTTCTTAAAATCCTCTTTAACTTGAGATAGCCGATTGATCGGAGATTGATATTTCATCTGGGCTATCTCATCGCTTGTGGTTGGTGAGAATAAGATATCTCCAACAGCCTGCTTGTATGTCTTGCCGCCAACCGTGACTTTGTTCATGGTCAGGATCAAGTCAGAGTACTCGGCATCATTGAGCTTGATATTGGATATCGTCCGCTCTGGGATAGAGATGGGTTGCTTGCCAGACCGCCTAGCCAGGTCGACTATCTTTTTGTCGATGTTGTCCAGGTCTGCCTCTTTGCGATAAAACGGCATGATCCAGTACATGGGGCCGACCTCTCCCACCTTAACTTCTTCTCCCCATATGTTCCTGGTTGGAGCCTGGCCCTCGCTAAGTAATGGTGTCTTGGCTGCCCAGGTTCGATATAGAAAATCAAAATATCTTTCGTCTGCTGGCAAGCTTGGGTCAACCCTGACCTGGCGTTGCGTTGGATCTATTGTGGTTTCAATCTGGCGAATCAATGCACCACCCGGTGTCGGCACAGGAACAATACCGCCGGGGAAGTTTTGAGCTATGCCGCCAAAAAACTTATTGGCCGCAGCTGATGCACGCTCGCCTGTCGGGTCGCGCTTGAGTTCCTCAATCATGCTGGTAAGGTTTGCCATGCCAGACATGAACGGCAGCTCGCCAATATATTTAAATGGCAATAGCGCAGAATAAAGTAATAAATCAGTCCAGTCAGAATCATCGTCTTTGGCGTAGACAGAGCCAACCTCGGCAAGGGTTGCGGCCATGCCCATTAACCCACCAAGCGGTTCTAGTCCAGCATACGAACGATATACGCCATCTCCAAAATTAACAGAAAACGGCTGCCAGCCAGGATTGGTTTGGCGCAAGAATTCCTTGCGCTTTGGATCTGTTGGGCCAGCTCCGGTAATTGTTCCGTCTAGAGCAAGGTAATAAACAAAACCCATAAATGAACTGCCCATTGACATCTTGCCTAGTGCCATCTGACGGCGTGCGCCACCAGCCGCAAGTTCTGCCCTAACATCAGACATAACCGGCGCAAACGGAGTGCGCTTAAATAGTTCCTTCTCGACGTTGACTATGGTCTTAACGAATGGAGCCAGTACGGTTCCGACCGGGCCAAGTCGGTTACGCACCATCAGCATGGTATTGCCAATCTGGCCCATGTCACTTTGAAGCGCAGCCTCTTTGACAGAATCGTCTACTCGCTGAAGAATTTTTGGGTCAGGATTTGTGATCTGCATGACCATGCCATCTAATGCTTGGTCAACCGGAACGCCGTTATCAATAGCCATCATTGCCTGTCTGGCAGCCAACCTCCTGGTTTCCATTTGTGCGACTACTGCTTTAGAAAACTCATCACCAGCTAGCATGGCTCTAAACGGTAAGCGGATAGCTTTGCCCATAAAGTCTACGGCCTGGGCTGTTGGCGTGTTTGGATCTGCAAACAGTCGAGCAGATAGCGCAGGCATTGGAACCTTGTCTGCGTCTTTGCCGGCATACTGCGGGGTGTCGGTTTTAAATGCCCTGATACCGGCCTTAAGAGCCTTTGGAACAGCCAAGAAAAAATTAGCAAATTCAATTGCGGCCTCTGCCGCGTAAACCCTGTCAGAGCTTTTTGAACCAAACACAATTTCAATTGGCTTATCTATAGCCCTGCCAGCGGTAACAGCAAACGTCGTATCAAATCCCCTGGTCAGGTTCATAATTATGTTGCCATACAGGTTGCGCTCAATTGTTGCTGGCGAATACATGATCGAGCTGGTATACATCTCCTTCCAGATTGACCCGAGATTCTTCCAGGCACCACCTGCCATCTGCACAAACCTGGCACGCTCTTCCATGCTTAGAGTTTCGTAAGCCTCGGCCATTTGCTTGAGGTTTAATCTGCCGCCGTTTTCGTTAAGCAGCGTATTGATTGCAGCTGGATCGCCAATGCCGGTTGTGCCATCGACCGGCAGACGGAAAGACCGCAGCGCACGGGCTATCTCTGTCTGGGCTGCCTTCACTCTCATCTGAATAGCAGCGTGGGTGGCAAGCTGATTGCGGAACTCTAAGAGCAGCGCATCATCTTCTTTATTCGGGCCAAGATCCTTTACCCGCTTGGCAAGGTCATCAAGCTTTGATGCCGAGCGCACCAAGAGCTCGCGAGCCGCGAGCATCTGCTCTGCGTTAAATGTCGTGCCAATCCCAGCCTTGATCATCTCCGGCATAATGTTTAGCCGGGCAGCCATGTCTTTAACTGCCTCATCACTAAGCACGCCACGCTTGGCAACGTCGGTCTCTTTGGCGAACACCTGACTTACCGCATCAATAGCCTTGTCGATATCCTCCGGGCCTTGGATGTAGTTGAAGTTGAAATCAACTCCGACCGCAGGAGCGTCCGCACCGGATAAAAACTTAACCGCCTGCACAGGGGTGGCGGTTTCAATCACCAGCTGGTTTGGAGGCGTAGCGGCCTGGACTACATTCTGGGTATCGACCACAGGTGTTGTGGTCTGGATATCTCCGGTGGTGGTGACATTGATTGGGTTATCGATCTGGTTAGCCGGCGGGGTTACCGGCTGGTCTGCTTTGGGCTTTTTGCTTGGCGTAAGCAGGCCAGGCTTTTTTGCCTTCTCTAGCTCGGCTGCGCTTTTGATCACCTGCTCTTGCAGCTCGGCACCAGTTGCTACGGATTCGGGAATCTTGCGGACGGGTTTGACACCGGCTTTGATAATCTGAATTACAGAGCCGGCAATCTCTACCGGCTCGGTCTGCGGCTCTCCTGCCTGTGGTGGCTGGATCTCTGTAAAGTCCAGCTCCGGCTGGTTGGCCTGCTCGATAGACTTAGCAAGGGTATCAAGCCGGGTGTCAATGTCCTTGATTGCCATTATCCAATTCCTTTGTTCATTGCGGCCAGGTCGGCAACATTGATGGCCGGGCCTTGCACGGTCGGATCTTCACCGGCTGCCCACCAGTTCGGGAACTCAATGCCGTCTTGCATGAATTCCTGTGCTCGCGGAAATTGCTGAAGAAAGTCTTCTTCGGTAAGTTTGACCTCGTTAATCATTGCGCCGCCCTTTCGGTAATCTGCTCACCAGTTTCAATAATCGATGGCCGTTCCTGGCCCTCGGTCTTGAGCATCATAGCCTCTCTCTTTTGGCGGGGGATGGTTACCTGGTCGCCAAGCTTGGGGTCGTACTGCACAAAAAATCCCTTGGAATCCTGTGCCGCCATAGATTCTTTGCGGGTCATGGCCTTGTTCTTTAGGCCAACAATCACGCCATCCATGCCAGCCGGCTGGGCATCCATCGGACGGAAGTCATAGGCATCCCCGTCAATGACCCGGTAAGTTTTGCCGGTGGCCTCATCAAACACGCTGGCCGGCAGACCTTTCTTGCTGCTGAATGCCATTGCCACGTTTTGCCCTTCGTCCAGCCATTGGCGCATCTGAATCCAATTTGAATGTGGATTTTCAACATCCACGCTTAGGCCGTTCTGGCCGGCTTTTTGAGACAGGCCGGTCGAGCTGTAGGTGTAGTGGTGGTTGGGCGCAACCGGGCGGTACTTCATCTTGGTGTAGTCGTAGAACAGAACATCTGGGTGCGATTCGATGATCGACTTATAGACCTTCGGGTCGATGTCCGACAGTACGTTTAGACGGATTGCCAGGGCGTTGCCATTTTTGGCAGCTGCCTTTTTCAGCGAAATGATTTCATCGTTGAGCTTGATGGCAAAAGCCTCTGGCTCGCGGAACATGGCCTGGGTCATCCTAAAGCTCCGCAGGCGGGTTCCCTTCATGGCCTCTAGGTCTGCGCCACCGCCGTAGGCAAAGTAGCCGCCAGAGGTCTTTCCGAGGCATTCCTGGGCGCAGCTGGCAGAGTTCGGGCAGGTGCTGAATTTTCCCACCTTAAATGCCGGGGAGATAGCCAGGCCGGCACTTTCGATATTGCGACCATCCGGCAGCTCGATTGGCGTGCCGCCCTCCACCCCGGTCTCGGTCTTGAGCAGCTTGCCGTTTGTCGTAAGCAGCCTCTTGGCACCGCCATCCTTTGCTGTGCCAAGGATCGGAGCTAGCCGCTGGTCGGCCATCATGGCTGCGCTCTTTAGGTTGGCAGGGTCTAGCTTATTGACCCAGGCCATAGCGTCATCAAACGCCCTGGTGAAATTTTGGGTGGACGGCTCAAACGGGAACGGCTGGGCAATCAGGTCTTTGAATGCCTGGTCGGAATATATCTGCCCCTTGGGCGTAACGTCGGAGACGTACTGCTTGAGCTCCTTTTGCTGCTTGCCGGTCAGCTTGGTGCCAGTCTCTTTTTCAATTGCCTGGATCATCTTGGTCGGAGACATATTGGCTGCAACACCGTCGGAAACAATTCTCTGGGCTACAGACAGTCGTTGCGGGTCGATATTGCTTAACGCCATCTCTGGAGCGTTTGCGCCTTTGATGGTGATTGCGCCAACCGGGGGCGTGCTCGTCATCTGCTGCGCTATTTCCTTAACCGCTCTAGACGTAACCTTGGCGGCCTTAACCGCCAGAATTGGGTCGGCAAGAAAGCCGCCGGCAAACTCACCGCCAGCCGCTGCCTTCTCGCGCAATGCCCGGTCGGCAGTAGCCCCTTCAGGAATTGTTGGCGGTAGGATGCCGCTGCGCTCGATGTCTTCGGATGTCGGCAACAGGGTCTCAGAATCAAAAGCTTGGGCTGCCCGGCCAAGACGATCCATAAATGTGCCGCCCTGGCGATCCATAGCAAAGCGGCCAATGAAGTCAAAGAATTGTTCTACATCGCCACCAAACCCTAGCGTACCCTTGACACCACCGCGGGCAATACCGGCCAGGCCATCAACGACAACCTTGCCCATCTGTGCCGGGCTCATGCTCTGTGCATCAGCTGGCAATGTCATGCCGCCCTGGGCGACGAACTCGTCAACAATCGACGGCTGGCCCTCGACATCCTCTGGCATTGTTGGCTGTCCGACACCGCGGATGTTGATCCGCAGCGGTGGCTCATCTGACGGCAGCCGTCTTTCTGTAACGACAACACTTGGAAGCACACCGCCAACAGCTGGTGCCGTGCCGCCGCCGGGAAGAATTGCTGCAGCCGGAGCGTCAGTCATTGTGGTCGGGCCAGACGCAACCTGGATGGATGGGCCGACACCGATTAACCGGCCATCATCCCCTTTGAGAAACACGCCAGCAAAGCCATCGTCATCTGTAATCGTAACCAGGTCTGGATCACCAGCAGCTGCGCGTTGAAGATATCCGTCCCTGACACCGGGAATGGACATCATGTCATCAAAAAAATAAATGTCATCGACACGGCTAAATTTAATCATCGTGCGCCTCCACCGCCTTTTTTGATGTTCTCTCTATATCTGGTGACCGCTGATCTAGCCGAAGATATATCTTCAGCTTTGGGTGGTTTTTTCCTTTTCATTGCCGCAGCAAAAGCTGCGTTAACGGCAGCGTCGTCCATTAGGTCAACTCCAGTTAACTCTGGAATAAACATGGCAGCTGTGTTTTTTGATTCGACCGCAACCTTATCAAAGATTGGAGCCATGCTTCCTTTAAGTCCGTCGTTTAGTTCGTTTGCCTTTTGACGGATCATTGCGTCATTCGGAAACATACCTTTCTCGTCTGGCGTATTTCTGAATTTAATAAGCTCAAGCTTGGCGTTGTTAACTGCACTTACAGCAGCGGCCCGACCTTCGGCAGACGGAATCTCCGGTGGCAGGTTTGCATTTTGAATACCAACCGTTAGATCAAACATACGGTTAGATTCGTTCATTGCATCATTCGGATTGGCAATCTGCAGCGCAATGCTTTTGGTTGTTGCTTTGGTTAATCTGTTTCTGTTGGACACCAGTTCATCAACACTTAGCGCACCCCTGGCTGCCTTGCTGGTTAAATCAATTAGGACGCGGATGTCATCCGTTGCCGCGCCGGACTGGTCGCTATTGATGTATTCGCGGATTGGTCTGAGCTTATTTGGATCTAGCGGCAATTGAGATAGCTCGCCATACAGCCTAGTCTGCTCTGCCGGGTCATTGCTATTAATGATCTTGCGAATGATTGGATCGGCCTGCAGATTGGCATTTGTGTATTGGAAATCAATTCCCTTTTTAATCATGGCCGTGCGCTGCTCGATCATGTCGAACACGGCCTTGCGCTCGTCTATCCCCATGCGCTGCCAGTACTGCGTATATCTGCCAGCCTGGTCAGTATTCAGTTTATTGATGGCCTCGGTAACCGTTCCGGTGGCAGCAAAATCTGGCGACATAAAGTACTGAGCCATGACATTGTTCCTGGCATTGTTTGCCATTTTGTCGAACTCGCCATTTGGCCCCATGTACTTGTTGTAGCTACCTGGGTTTTGCAGAGCAACTCCAGAAATAATGTTTTTGTTTCTGTTTAAAAACTGGTTAAGCTCTTCTGGCTCCATTGTTTGCCAGGCATTTTCATATGACCTAGCAATAGATCTAATCGTCTCATCCGTTACCCTGTCGCGCTGAACCCCATATGCGTCTGTAATTAACTTGGAGCTCTTATTAAGTAATGCTTTGCCTTGTGTCCTAATAGACTGCATAAGACCGGCAGCCTGGTCTGGATCAAGCTTAAACAAGTCTACTGCGCTACCTTCTAGCGAGCGAACTCTTTTTTGTATTGCAGAAAAATCAGATAGTCGCCCGGTCGTTACCTCGATGTCTGTGGTTTCTATTTCCTTTGCAACCATCGATTCCAAGTCTGCTCGGAGCTGGATTGCAAGAATCTTGTCTTCCTTGCTTTGCCGTTCCTTTGCCTCGCCAAAAGCAAACTGGGCGAGCTTATCTAACGACGCGCCAATGCCTTGCTGTAGGCTGGATTGAGCCGCAAGCGTGGGCAAGTTTGTAGTTGGAATCGATGAGGACAGAGCCCCGGATTCTTGGTATCGCGGTATACGGGCCATGATTAAATTACCGTTCTTGTTTCTACCGGAGCTGGAAACAACCAGTTATAACTCGTTCTATCAAACCCGCCACCCTTGCCAGCTGTTGCTCCAGCCAACAACAACTTTGTGCCAGCCTCAAACGCGCCAGCCTGGCGAGCAGTTTTGGCAGCGGCAATGCCAGACTGCATTGCAATGTCGCCAGCTCTGAATGACGCATCAGAATCTGCCATGTATATCTGGAACTCGCGGCCAGCTGCTGTTTCGTTTGCCGCGCGCACAACATCTGGCGAGCCGCTAAACGGATCAATGCCACCGGCAAATGCGCGAGCAGCTAGGGCCGACTGTGTGCGCTTTAGGTTTCTTAATGTCTCGTTTGCTTTTTGTTGGTACTGGATAGCCCTGCGGTCAAACTGTGTCTGCTCAAGCCGGCCCCTGAGTTCTAGCTGTTTAGCCTGGATCTGGCCCTGCTGGTATGAACTATAAGCAGAAAGCGTCGTTGCGGCCACAGCTGCAGCCGTAAACGGATCGTTGTGAATCTTGCTTGATCCAGGCGCATTGTGCGGATCGCCCAGCGGCAGATCATTTACCAATACATCAAATCTGCTCATTTTCATGTTAGCCCCCGGGGTAGGTAGATATCTTGTATTCCAGCCCAAGCAAAGTCATTTTGAGCGGGACAGTTTGCTTAACAGTAATCTTGCCTTCTGTTGTATAGCCAAGAATGCTGTCGATAGTTTTTGTGCCAGTAAACTCAGGAACTGCTTCATCTAATGTGCCTCCTGTATCAAAGTTTCTAAACGGCAATTCGTTGTCATTGATAACCAGGTGCTGGGTATCTTTAACGATAGCGTTAACCTCAATGATTCGTTTTTGGTATGCCAGCCTGGTGCCGGCTGCAATCTTGATATCTGCCGGCATGGTGACTGCTTGCACCGTGTAGTTCAGCCCCACCTGGTATGTACTTGCAGATGATCGCGGGAATGTAACGGTGCCTCCTCCTGGTACGGTCTGAGCTGCTTGCACCGCACCGTCCAGAATAACCTGTACGGATTTGGCGACCAGGTGAGACATAGAAACCGACGCTGCCGCACCTCCCGATTTGGCGCAGTCGGTCTGAAACGTATCGTCAAACACTTCGATAAAGTATTGTGTCGTACTATTAACCGTGCGTTTCACCACGGTATAAATAGTTGTAAGGTCTACGCCGACATCAAGATATTCCCCGTCTGTAGTCCACTCCGACGGTGCAATGACGTTCTGAACGCGCAGCAGGGAAAACGCCGCAATTGAACCGCCGGTGCTGTTGACTATTAACAACACATCGTTTTCGTCTGTAGCAACCGAGCGACGCAATGCCATTCTGGTTGGAGATTTAAGCAGGTGGCCGGCAAGCAAAGATATCTTGCTGGTAACGTATGTAAGCTGCGTATCCGTAAATGCAAACTCGTTGAGCGACTTACCCTGGCGTTGCAAGAATAGCGTTCCAGATTCCAGCTGCTGTACACGCGCACCTTCTTTGGCACCGTTTCTTGTCGTTGCCTTAACAAAAAAGTTAGTAGGCGTAATTGGATCTAAGCCCTCTTGCGGAACATAGAACTCACCGCCGGTTGTAAATACCTGCAGGTCGCGACCAGACGTAATATCAACGATTGCGTTAAATGTATTGGTATCTAGCGTGGCTTCGACCGCGTCATCATCTAAGCCCTCTGTTGGCTCAAAGTCAAAGAAAAGCCCAGCCTTTGATCCCCACACAGTCGATGGCCTGGACTTAGAACCGCCAAAGTAAAGCCGGCCCTCATGGAATGTCACCGACCGCGGCCATCCCTTGCCAGAAGACCATACGGCCTCGTAGCCCGTCTCAAGCTCCCAATCGTTATTGGCGATTGCGCTGGTATTAAAAAACGGAAATTCCACAATAGCCTGCACTACTGTTGCGCTTGTGTACTGCACAATCTTTGCTCTGCCCTGGGGGCTGGCATTAATATACTGCCCGACAGATGCTGCGCTAAACGGAGTTCCTGTTGAGGCTGTCAGCGTCACCTTGCCAGACACGGCAGACGGTGTAAGCGTGCCGGCTGGGTTGCTGGCCGACAGGGTAAAGGCATACTTAGGAATTGAATCAAAAGTCAGCGTGCTGGCTGTCCAGGCAGAATCGTTTGCGCCGCGCACAATCTTGACCGGGTTGATATCCTGGTGGCACAGAATCAGAGTGTCGGCAGACTGTGTCCAGGTAAGGTTAGCCAAGCGAGCTCCGGTCAGGCCGTAGCTGCTAGTGTCTAGATAATCGATTGTGCCGGCATTGATGTCGAGCTGCTGCACCGTGTTTTTGAACACATACATTCGGTTGTGCGTAAAGCACAGCATATAGCTGTCGCTGGTGGAAAACTCAAACGGCACCAGGCGCACGCCGTTTGCTACAGAATTGGCACCAGCATTTGGAAGATCAAGAATGTACTTAGAACCGGGTCTGCGACGAATCCCACCCTGTGGCTGCACCAAGACATTGGTAGCCTCTTCCAGGGCGTTTGAATAAGCCTGGAGGTCAACCCTAGCCCGCAGGAGCGGATCGAGCTCGCCGGTCGAGAAGTTGGTCTGGATGGACGTAAAACGGGCCATCAGTTCCTCACATCAATAAGGCTGAAGTCCTCGATTACCGGGATCGGCTGGCCCTGGGCATCAATGGTGGTGGCGGTACGCATATACCCACCGCGGCCATTTTCTGACGGGTCGCCAACAGCAATCCGCTGCCAGTACTGGGTCTTATCAATCTGGTCTGTAATCGGCAGCGATAGGTGCCAGGCCATCAGGTATTTGAGCAGCTGCACAAAATACACCGGCATTTCGTACTCAAGCACGGCATACGGATAGTCCACATAGATTGTGGTTTCGTTTGAAAGCAGCTTGTCTTGGAATATCCGGTAGGTCTTAATCGGCCTGGCACCGACCGCGTTGGTAACGAACACCATGCGCGGCGGGCCGATCCGGTCTCCGGGCAGCTGATACTCGTATTTGTACTCTGTAGTCGGGGTTGTGATGAGCTGAGATAGCTGGATCTTTTTGTAAATAAAAGACCAGGGATAATTCAGAAGAGCCTGGTTTTTAATGTCCGGGTATAGGCGGTCACAGACGTTGGCTGCGTTGGTGCCTTCGTTAAAGGATGAGATAGCTTTCGCACCCAGCATCAGGAGAGCGTCTGAGCAAATCGATAGAGCGGAATCACCTGCAGCCATTTGCGTTACTCCATATATCTCTTACCCACCCAGAAGAACCAGAACCCTTTGGCTCGCCATGAAAACAAACTACTCGCGCATCATCAGGTTTTGGTTTTCCAAGCAGATGGAATTTGTATGAAAAGATTCTATTGGGGAATATCTGTTGCCACAAGCAATCTGGCTTTTGATTCTTAACAATAAAAGCCTGGTCGCCAAGATTTACGCTGCCTGAGTACATCGTCATATAAAAATGTGGATCGGCCTTAAATGTCAGATAAATGTGCGAATAGTCGCCGTTCCAGGCCATCATGCCGCTGGCCGGCGTGTCGCGTTTACCAAGGTCTTTGAGCATGGTGAATTTGTGCGGGTACTCGGCTAGGTCGGTAAGGTCTCCGCAGATAACGGTATCGAGATCAAAGTACAAGACCGGGCCGTCAAAGACATATGAGAAGAGCTCTATTTTTGACCACCAGCCGGGCCAGCCATGCTTTAGCGGTATCCGCTCGCACGGTACGTCTACGTCCGAAAAGCACACAAACCTGTGCTCGCCCAGGTTGGCAGCGACCATGTTCTGCAGCCGCTCTACATCCTTCGGCGTGTATATCTCTTTGCCGGCAGAGTGCTGAAATTTGCCGGACTTTAAAACGCAGGCTACGGTAATCTCAGGCATATAGTGTCATCGTCCAAGGTCTGTGTTTTTTATAGATATCTGACTTAGGAAAAGCTGACACGCATTCGTTAAACCACGGGTGCGCCATTGCTGCATCCGCGTCATGCATGACAACTATGCTGGCAAACTTAGCCAGCACAGGAAGCCTCCTGATTCTGTCTTTTGTAGCCTCTTCGCTATCGAGAAACACTACATCCCAGCTGCCAGCCGGTGGAGACCAGTTAGTCCAATCTACAATTTGCACGCCATCAAATTGCGCGGCCCAGCTGATATCGCTGGCCTGGCACAGGAACGGTATCCCTTTTGAGGCAGATATCTCCCGCAGGATTGGCGTTGAATAATTTCCGCAGCCCAGCTCAAGAATCCCTTTCCTGGCCTCTACCGCAGCCCTGATTAACGGCTCAAGGTGGGTGGCATATTTATCCAACCGGAGCACCTAAGAGATTTTGTGTTGCGCCAGACATTGACCATATATTTTCTGTCTTGCCGTCTTTTGCCAGGTTGGTAAATATCTTCATCCAATGATCAACCTGACTGTCCTTGGCAAACTGGTTGTCGTTCTGGGTTGGTTTGCTTGGATACTTTTCGTTGTAGGTCAGGGTGTTGGTTGACAGCGGTATGCCGGCCATAATTACCTCATCGAACCCCATCCCGTGTTTCGCCCATAAGGCACCAGCCGCACCTGATGACCCAACCACCCACGTTAGGCTCTGCCATTCGTAATCCACAAAAGCCCATTTGTGGTCTGGAACCGGGAGCCTCCACAGGCCAGCTCCGTTGTTGAAAAGTCTCGGTCTCGAGTGGACATAGATTCTTCGGCCAGCCTGCTCTTTGTACATTTGTGCGTGCTCTGAGTGTTGTGTCCAAATGTGCTCCACTTCTGGAATCATTGCAGCCGCATTGTTTACACCGAGGATCGTAGCACCTGGGCGCAGGTGGCGTGCTTTTTCTAGGTCTTCAAAGACACAAGGGGCTGCGCCACAAATAATGGCGCACCCCCTGTGCAAACCTTCATATACAGCAGCCATAGTTCGGGCCTCGCGGCCCTAGCTATTAGTCGCTGTCAATCGAGCCAAGAGCAACCGCATTGGTTACGTCAATCACGCCAGCGGAGGTGATCTGGGTAACGATATGCAGGCCAAACGACGGAGTGCCGTCAGCATCTGCATATACATAAATCAGATCGCCGACGCGCATAACGTCACGCATACCCGTGTTGGTAGTGGCACCGTTGTCAAAGTAACCAGCGGTGTCAACTACTGCTGCGGTGTCATCGGTCTTGTAAGCCCAGACTTGCGGGGCATTACCGGCTTTGGAGCCGTTAACCAGGTTTAAACCAGCTGCTAAAAATGCCATGTCAGTTCTCCTTAAGCGTCAGTCGTTTGAACTTCGACGATACCTTCGGCATCGATGGCAATCGCACCGGCAGAAAATACTGCGTTGACCAGCCAGCTGGTCTTTTCTGCGATGTAGTTGATTTCCGTCCGGGGGGCAATGCCTTCTGCATAGCCGATTGCGTCGCGGTGGAATGCCCACAGCTTGCGCTCGGAAGATGCAATGGGCAGGCCGCCTTCGGAGCGGTCACCGATTGTGTGGAAAGTAAAGCCGAGGAACGTGTTGAGCTCACCCGAAACCAGGGCGCGAACCGTGTTGAAGTCTGCGCTGGTAACCGAGGTCTCACTCAGGATGGATGCCAGAGAGTTTGCGTGGATGATGATATGGCGGTTGTCCATCGGGACGTTGCCTTTATCCAGCAATTTCTTGGCTGCACGCAGTTTGGCTACGTTCAGGCCAGTATTGGTACCACCCTCGTCTTCGGTCACGATGTTGCTGGTGCTCGATGCTGCGAGTGCGTCCAGAATGATCTGGTCTTGACGACGGCCAATAGCGTTACCAACCACCTGCACAAGCTCGTTGCGCTCGTCAAAATTGACTTTCTGCTGGTTGAAGATATCGCTGTATTCAGCTGCGTTGTAGTCGGTCAGCGTACAGGTGACTGTGCTGAAAGACACGTTCAAAGGGGTTACATCGGACTGGGGGATACGAACAGTAGCCACGCCCTTGCCGACTTTGGGGAACTTAACAGTAGAACCTTCGACACCCCGACGCTGACGAACCGCGCCAACCAGCATTGCTTTGCCCTGGTAGGCTTGCTTAACTTCAGCATCAAAGAGCGTTACAAAGGCGTTGGATAGTGAAATCGCCATTTGGAATCTCCAAGAAAGTTAAAAAAGGGTTTGTCGCCTGGGTTAGCCGGTGTTCTGGGCCTCTTGCTTGCTGGTTGCGCCAGCCACTCGTCAGCATCCGCTGCGGAGAGGGTCGAGATATCGATTGGCCTCAGTTAGATATCTAGCGGTTAAAAAAAGAAAATGCAAGCGAAAAAAAGCCACCGGGGGTTACCCGGTGGCGTTCAAGCCTCCCCTGTTGGGTGGGGAGCGAGGAGATGACTAGGCACCAAAAGTAGAGGCAAACATCCGCTCTACCTTTGTCCGATATGCTGGATCTGTTTGATACTTCGGGTCGGCCACCATCGCATACAGCTCGTCTTTGCTTGGTGCGCCTTCAACCGGGGCAGACTGTGTAGGAATCTTCATCCCCTCAAAAGCTTCGCGCATCTTCATAAACACGCGCAGCCCAGCAGCTGTTCCACCCATGACTTTAAACTCTTCAAAGTCATCTTTGCTCAATACCCCCTTGCGGACTAAGCCGGCACCCCAGTCGCTCATGCCCTTGATGATGGCATCGGCATTCGGGCCAAGAGCTTTGCGCTCCTGCTCGACTGTGCGAGATATCTCTGCCGACTGGTTGGTGTTCATTGCCACGACATCACCGACCAGCTTATCCAGGGCTGCCTGAGATATCCCATATTCTTTTGCCCAGCCAAGAACATGGCCGCGAACCGGGTCATCTTCTGGCGTGTCGCCAAATGCGCTGGTGTCGTACTTACCGTCTGCCGGTGGTTTGTGCTTGCCCTGGGCTATCTGCTTTCGCAGATCCTGCCAGGACTTAGCAATCCCTTCTAGGTCTGGAGAAGAATCGTCTTTTTTCCAGAAGTTTTCAGGCCACCAGTCTGGCCGCTCTAAAGGGCCGTCATCCTCTTCTGATGGCTGGAGATGAGATATCTCCGATTTGCTTTGGTCTGCCTGCTGGCCTTGGTTTTCTTCGATTACCGCCGAATCCAATAGGCCAGCATCTTGACCGCTTTCCGCGCTGGGTTGGTTCTCTTGCGTTTCCATTACAGGCTCCTAGCTTTTTTAATCCGCGCTTCCAAATCCCGCACTACGCTGTTCTGTCCTTCTCGATAGAAAGCGAATGAGGGATCGCTACCCGGCACGGCAACGGGCTGCTCCAGTAGAGCGGAACGTAGCCACTCCATTAATTTCTGACCATCTTCTGACCCAAGCGCACGCAGACACAGACGGTTGAGGTCATCAACCGCCTGGGTTGCATCTCGTATATCTGTGGGTATTGCCTCTAGGTCTTCCCAGCCGCCGGCCATCAGGCCATACCCCCAACAAGCTGCGCTGCTGCATCAGGATTTTCCTGCGCCATTTGCGCTGCCTGCTCGGCCATATCCTGGGCCTCGGCCATCTTGGCCTCGCGCTCTGCTTTAGTCATGCGGATCGATTGCGGCACGGCAAGCTTTTCAGCAATTATGTCGAGCATATCGCCAATCTTCACAATCATCTGGCCCTCTGGGCCGGCACCAGCTGCTATTTGAGCGTATTGCAGGATGTTGCTGACCTCTTCCATGTTCTGCGCCATAGCAAGCGGAGCTACAGCTGACACCTTAATTTCCAGGCCGTTGACGCGCAATGGCATTGTGATGATGCCGCGCTGATCCATCACCTCTAGGATCTTTGTTACCAAGGGAATCATGGTCTCGTTGATCAGCCGGCCAAACGCAGAGCCAAGATTTTGCGACAGCTCTTTCATCCGCTCGACCACCTCAGTAGCAGACCGTGCGCTCATGTTGTCCGGTGGCAGGCTCTCATCGAGCAGAATGCGCTTGATGTTTTGCACCAGGTCGTTGATAACAATCTGACTGACATTAAAGTCTGCGGAACGCGGCAGGGCTTTAAGCGATTCGCCCTGTGGGCCACCATTACGCGCCACGGGAATAATTGCACCCGGCACAATCTTGATTGTGTTTGGGTTAAGCACTCCGTCATCAGCTGCTGTGTAGACACCGGCAATTGCTAAAGAGGCATTCTTTAGCACCAACTCTTTAACTTTATTTAGCGTCTTGATGTCTGGCAGGGCGGTGATCACCGGGCCGCGGCCATAGATCTCGCCGGCCACCTTCATGTAACGGCTAACCACCCAGGGGCTGGTCTTTAGTCGACGGTAAACAATCTCTTGCTTGGTTTCCTTTTGGATAACGTGATAGCAATAGTCGCCACGCTTCATGTCAAAAACAGTAGCCTCGATAAACTCATAGTCATCGGTAGGTTTGTTTTCTATCTTGGTCTTGAGTTGGCCCTCGATCTTTGCATCTGTCCATTGACGCTGGATTGCCTCGCCCTTAATCCGCATCCGGCGGTAGACGTTATCTACCTGGCCGTTGGCACCCTCTTCAAATGCGACCAGGTACTGCGGCACGGGAACAAAGTTAAGAGGGCTCACGTCATCGCCGGGCTGAACCATCATTACAGCTGTGCCGACAGACAAGTCCAACAGAAACTCGCCCATAGCAATGTCAAAGTTTGACTGCTTTAATGTGGCAAAGAATTTCTCGGTATAAATGTCTAGCGCAGCCTGGGCCTCGCCCTTGCGATCATCAGGAATATCCGGGCCTGGCTCCAGCCTTGCCCACTTGCGCTGCGGCGGGAAAATGCCAGACTGAAGACGATTGGCAAAACGCTGGGTGGAGTTAATTGCCGTGGAATCAAATACACGGTTCATCTTTTTTGCGCCGCCTACCTTGCCCTCCCAGTAGCCGTCGTACAGATTGCGCTGTGGCAATGCAAATTCGTATGCGTCTTCGTACAGGTCTCGGAAGTCATCTTTCTTGCGTAACGCCGTGTCGTGCCGCTTGAGCACATCTTCCGGCGACAGTCTCATCATCTCAGCCATTTTTAATCCTTTTTGTGCCTTTGGGCGAAATTACGCGCTGCTTCTTTGCTACCGAAACCCCAGGCTTTGAGCGCGAGCTTGAGGCGGGTGGGTCTTCCTTTTTCGTCTGTGAGAGGCCCAGCCATGCCGCCAAATCGCGCAGCAAAGCTAACACGCCGAGGGTTCGTTCCCGATTTAACTGGCGACTTGAGATTGCTGCCTTCTTTCCTTTTGAAGTATTTGCGGCCTGCTTCATTTAGTCCACCTTCCGGGTTTTGATGTTTCTTCTGTACCATTACTCGTACCACTCAATCATTAAGTGAGCCATGTGCGCTTGGCCACTTCTGTTTGTCAGCCTAAATAAATAAGTTGTCAGAGGCGCTAAAACATATTGAAACGAAAATGCAGCAGCTCCACCAGCCTGGCCGCCAGACCCACCGGCAAGGAACTCTCCGGTCAAAGCCGTCCCGGTAGTAGTGACTGTCGGATTGACAAGTATTGCGCTTGAGCTCGTATTGGTTGATGACCTATAACGATTGATGGCTGTAAACGATGTGCCACCAGTTACCGTTGCGTTTTCAAAAATAGTGAATTCCGCATCCCCACCACAGTTAACATCAAACACTAGGTGAGGATATTTTCCAGCAGCCCAGGCAACAGCAATGTCAATAGACGCATCGTCAGCCAGTTGATTTGCATCGCCATTTAAGTAGTAAGCATAAAAGGCTCGGCCTTCGTGCAACCTGACATGGTTAACGTCAGCAACTACAAATGGCTTTTCTGACCCGGCAACAGTTTGATTGCCGTCTTTATCAATAAATGTTGACGTAACAAATATTGACTTTGTATTGTCAGATTCTCGCTGAACAATAATTGCCATTATTTCTTGGCCTTCATTGCGGTTTTCGCTGCCTTCTTAAATGCATCGGCAGTTGGTGCGCCTGGTGCGCCAGGCTTACGCATCTTCTCGCCAGAGCCCTCGGCTATCCGCTCACGTTTTTTATGGATGTTGGCATATAGTCCGGGCTTCATTTCTTGGCCATCCCTGCTTGAGACATTGCAATTGCCACGGCCTGCTTTTGGCTCTTAACTACTGGGCCGCCTTTTCCAGAGTGCAAGGTTCCTGATTTGTACTCGCGCATGACCTTGGCCACCTTCTTTTGCATCTTGTCTTTTTTATTTTCCATGATCGATCCTTATTGCATTGGGCCTGCGCCCAGGGTGGTTGATCCTATTCCCTGCTCTGGTGTCAGACGCTGCTCAGACAAAAGTGCGCGTGCTCCACGCCTAGCGCGGCGACGCGCTGCTACAGCCTCATCCATTGCTGTTGCGGCTGTTTTTGCTGATGGCGCTGCTGGTGCTGTTGCCGCTGGTTGTGGGGCTTCTGGAATTTGTGCTCCTCCAGTTTGAGCGACCTTTTTTACAATCCCAAGTTGTTGGCCGGCCTTTTCAACCGCCCTTGTTACGCCACTCATAATTAAACTCCTATCTCAGACGAACCAAGTGTTTGAATTCCCTGCTCTGGTAGCAGGCGTGCGCTAGATAACAACATCCGCGAACCGCCGCGAGTGCGGGCTGTGCGTCTAGCGGATGCTTGTTCGCCAAGCTCGCGACGCTCTTCTTCGGCCTGCATCCTCAGACGCTCGTTTTCTTTTCTTTGCTCTTCGATGGCCCGCTCCTGCGGCCCTGTGTCTGGTTTTTTGAACATACCGCCCATGTTCACCTCATCATCAAAAAGTAATCGACCTGGTCTGTGCCGTACTTTTTCATTAGGCATTCCTCTTTAAACCCAACCGCGACTGCCCATTTGTACGCACGCGTATCCGTAGATCTAACGGTTATCTGCATTCGATGCAACGACATGGATATCTCGGAGATATCTAAAACCATCTTGGCCGCTCTGGTCAGGGTCATCGGCATGGACTTAGCAATGTCATCGGCAATGAGCCATGCCTCGGCCACCCCATGCCATATCGAGACAAAGCCAAAGACAGCAGCCGGTCTGTTGCCAACAAAAGCCGTAACAGCTGCGCCCATTTTTTCCTGTGTATCCAAGATATCTGCCACCTCAGACTTGGTGGCGACCACCAGCACCTCTTCGGCCTTTACATGGATTCGATCTACATGGTGTTTGGCAAACGGCATAAAGAACACGCCGGCTCGCCTGGGTTGCTGGTTAAGTGCGTCAGCGAGACGCAAAGACATCAAAGTCGGCATTGACCACCGTCTGGGCTATCTGTGTGTTTTGGGACAATCCGCTCTTGGTCATGCGCTTATGTTCGCCACCGCCAAGTAGCAGATATCCAAACGCATCGCCAACGTGCGAGTGCTCGTTCTTATTCGGGGTATCTCTGAACCGCTCCTGCCCGGAGCCGATAGATACCCGCTTAAAGTGATACCCGCCGGCCAAAGACTTACGCAAGAGCTTGCAGCTGGTGGACACAATCAACCCAGGCTTGCCGTTGATCAGGCGCTGCATCGGTGCAGCCCCGGCTTCCCGGCGCACCTTGAAGTCGTTGCTCGGTGTTGGCTGCGCCCGCAGGCCCAGGGTTCGCAAATAATCAAATGCCGTGACCTCGTATATCGCATCTCGCTGCATACCGGCTGGGTCGCCCCAGACCATCAGCTGCGCCTTGGGAAACCTGGCATTGAGCTCGGCCAATAGCTGCTGGCCAAACCGCTCTAGGCCCATGTCAAAGGTGACAATTTCATGCAGCACCACCCAGCGGCCATTGGCAAACCGCTGCCCGATTACCGCAGCCGGCGTAAGACCAAAGTCTAGGCCCACCTGCAGCGGCACAGACGGGTCATAGTCCACCTCGCCGCTCATCATGTTGTCATCGTACTCAGACCAGACCGGCTTGCCTTCTTGGACGTAGGTGTACTGCCCTTCGGCATAGCAACGAATCCAGTCTAGGTTTTTACCCAGGAGCATCTGCTGGTAGTAGCCGGCAGGCAGGTTAGCCACGTTCTCTGCCCGCGGGTTGATCTTCCACCACCGGCCAGCTGAGAAGACATGGTCGTTTGCCTCTGGGTTTTCTGGCAGGCTTTCTGGTGGCACTTCCATAACCCCGCCCGGCTGCTTGAAAAACTTCCAGGCATACGGCCCGGTCATCTTTTCTTTTTCGGCCAGACGGAACCAATAGTGATCATCGTCCATCGGGTTGGTATCCATCCAGATGCCGTGCCAGGTGGCTCCACCGTCTCGCTTGGTAGGGTAGCGGCCAACCCGGTGGGTGAGGCCGTCTATGACCGCCTTGGGCAGTTCTCTGGCCTCGTTGACCCAGGCACCCGTGAGCTCCAAAGACAAAAGCTTTCGGACATCCTTGGGCTGGTCTAGAGCCAGAAAGATAACCTCGCAGTCGATCCCGGCTGCGTCTCCCCTGGATGGGAGCCGTATGTGGTGGGTAATGGGCGGTGTCCACAGCATCGGGCCAAAGGTGTTCTCTGGGAATAGGTCTTGCCAGGTCTTAATCGTGGTGGTCTTCAGTTCCGGGTAGCTGTTACGCACAATCACAAACCGGGTATATCTGATGCCATCCACGGGGCTGGGCTTTTGCCGCACCGCCCGCATCATTATCTCGGCAGCGCAGGCATAGGACTTGCCGGAACCCACCGGCCCCATGAGACCGCGCACAAAAGAGTTGGATTGCAGGAAATCCCAGACCACCCGCGAGCGCGAGAAGTCTAGGTTTAGGCCAGTAGCCGGGATCTCTTTTGTGCTGGTTTCTTTAGTTCTTGGCATTGTTTTCTTTTCGGATATCTCGGTAGATAACCACAACTATCAGGCCAATCATGGATAGCAAAAACAAGGCCGCGTCTTGAGCGAGTATGTGTTCTGGCATGGCTTTCCTTACATTTTCCGTTGACAGTTAAATGCCTGGGTTCCAACGCGAAAGCTGTTGGAGAATCGGCAGTCATCGATGATTCTGCCCTCCCCATAGGTAATGCCCAGGAGCACCCCAGCAGCCAGAGCCACAAGACACCAAATGGATCTAACCAGCCAGGATTTGGCTGCGGCAGATATACGCTTAATTTCATCTGAAGCTGTAATCATTTTTTCTCCTCATCGATATCAACAATGTCTGGTGCTTGGACGTTGATTCCAATCACAGACGGTTTGTCAGATCCATCGTCCGGGCTATCGAGCAATCCGCTGGCCTTGGCTAGCAGGCGTAAAACCCCAACCTTGTCGTAGAGCTCGACCTCAAGGGTTTGTGCTCCGTCTTTGCCGCGAGTGACCTTGATGTTCTTGATTGCCTGCAGGGCATGGTCTGGGATATCCGAGGCGGCCTTAACCTTTACCTGTCCGTCTTCGTCCCAGGTCATTATGTCGGTGATCTTGGTGTTTGCCATGCACAGCAAGGAAAACGCAATTGCCTCTCGGTTTTCCAAAATGGTGGCAGACCTCTCCATGCGCCTGGAGATCGAGCGCACCCCGCCCCAGTTCTTGAGGCTGGGTACTTGCTCGGATATACGCGACTTAGTGCGAGCCATCAGAACGGAACATCGTCATCGAGCTCGGCAAACCCGTTGGCCTTGGCCTTGTTATGGGCATCCTGGGCCGGGAAAGGTTTGTGAGCTGCAGAGTAGGGTTGGGTAACCGCGGGCTGCACCTCTTTGCCAATCTTTACCGAGTACCAGGTCTTGCCATCGGTGCTCTTGGGGGTGACATCCAGCCAATGGGTCTTACCGTCTGGCAGCATCACCCGGCCTCGGAAGTCAGCGTGCCAGTCTTCGGTCTTCTTGTCGTTGGGCCAGGCAGAGCCCTGACCAGGTTTCATTTCGTATGCCATGCATATCTCCTCAAGGTTGTTTGTGTGAATCTCGGATTGCGACTAGGTATTGGTCAAAGTCCATCATCCGCACCTTCTGGGCGGCCAGGGCTTCAGCTATCTGTGGAACAGTAAACCCTCTGCGTAGCAGCTGCAAGACAAAGTCACGCAAGATATCTTCAAGTGTCATCGAACTCCTCCAAGTAAAGTCAAAAACCTGTGCCATGAAAAGCTGGGGAAAATTTGAGTGGTTCCCCCGCTCGCGCAGGCCCACGCCGGGGGGGAGGGTATGCCCTCCTCGCGCACGCGCCACGCACGCGCATTACGCACGCGTACACGCGCAGCCGTAATGGAGCCAGGCCGCCTGCCGGGGTGTCCAAACGCATACCAACCTTTGCCTTTGGACAAGACCGATTTAAAGCCTCTGTAAGCCTTTGGGCGGGTTGACCTAAGCAAGGGTAGCCACCCAATGGTTTGAGGCCCGCCATGAGCCTGTAATCGCGTCTGAGAGGCATCAGAATCCTGTGACCTCTCCTGCCAGCTGCTCGCAGACCTCGGACAATCGCAGGTGGATGGGCATGGTTTGGCAGGCATCGATGAACCTGGCCTCGCTAACACCGACCTCGCACATGATCGCAGCGCACCTCATGTCAACCTCATCGATTGTTGACCTAACATTAGAAAACCTATGTTTACTTATCTTTTCATAAATACTTAAAACCTTATCTAAACCTATGTTTTTCTGTGTTTGGACAACACCTGTGTTGTCTATGATGTTGTCTATGAGAGCCTCTACATGGACAACCTGTGTGTTGTCTATGTGAGGTCTTTTTGGTGTCGGTTTTGCCCTCGGTTTTCTTGCCATGATGTCCCCTATCCTCTCCGGTCTGTTGTGGTGAAATCCGTCCCTGTTCGCTAACCCTCCCAGCATCTCTCTGAGCCGCTTTCGGTTAGCTGCCATCTGCTCCTCGGTGAACTCTTCCTCCTGCGGCTTTATCGCCTGCGCTATCTCCAGCTTTGCCATCGATGGTGGCCTGGTGTCTTCCTGCCCGCTGGTGACAGCTATCGCATCTGCTGCCTTGATCTCCGGGTCATAGATCACCCTGGTCGTGTTGGCTCGCTCGCCCCTGAATCCCTTTGACATGACCTCAATGTGGCCACGGTCTCGCAGCTGCTTCATGGCTCTGGCTACCTGCTGCTTGGATACCTGCAGGTGTTCAGCTATACGCTGCTGGCCAACCCAGGTTATCCCAGCCCGGTTAGCGTATGAGCAAAGCAGCACCAGCACCTTGACCGAGAACCCGTGGAGCTCGGTATCGATCGCAGCCCGCATCGGCACCACGGCAAACTTACGCTGGTCAGGCGGTGCCTGCTTCTCAATTATCTTGGGCCGCTTGGGCAGCTTGAACTCGATCACTTGCGCTGTGTTTGTTTGTGTTCCCATATCCTCATCATCTCTTGCCGTAACGCCAGTCTGGCGGCGAGCCCTCTTTTCTCTTCCACAGCATCGAGGTAAGCCATCCTGGTCTTTTTGGTGCGATATCTCTTGAGAACCCAGGCAGCCTCGTAATACATCCGATGCTCTTCAGAATAATTCCCAACCCGGCGACCGTCAGGCAGATTAACCAGCCGAGCACCAGCGTGGATACCGCCGCAACCCCGACAACGTAACGCTTCATCGCTTTCGCTGCTCGAATCCAAAGCATCCATTGATCTCCCCGCTGGTGGGCTTGTCAAAGTACCGACACCAGCCAAAGTAGCTGGGCTTTATGTGCCTGCAGTCCGCGCAGCTCTTGCCTTCATGTTCGCTAGGCATTGGGCGCACTTCCACCGCCGTCTCATCCCGCCCTCTAGACTGATCCATTTTCCCCCCTCCACCTGCCGGCGAAACCGGCAATGCGTACACCACCTGGTGCCAAGTAAATCCTCCTCACGCTGGGTCGCGTGGCGGTACATCTCGTTTGGCATTTAAATCCTCCCTCAAAACCCCCATAAACCAGTCTAGCGGCACCACAACCCGCCAGGGCTGTCCACTACGCCTAAACACCACCACAGGCACAGGCAGCCCAAAATCCCCCTCAGAATCGATGTTCGCAGCTGTGGTGACTGATGCCTCCACTTGCCGGCACCAATCCTCGATTGCCAGCCGCTCCTGCCGTTTGACCTCAATGCAGAACCTGCCGACCTGGATATCGTGGCCGCCGTCCCTGGCCTGGCCCAGCTTGCGCTTGACCTCAAAGCCCAGCTCATCAGACAGGATGCCTGCGAGCTCGCGCTCCCCGGCTGCGCCCTTGCGCCTGGCTCCGCGCCCGTTCATTGGTTCTCGACCGCGGGTAGGTTGGCGATCAGGGCATCCAGCCGGCCTGCCACCTCTGCGTGCTCGGCCAGGTGGGTCTCGATCAAATCGTGCAGGATAGCTGTGCGATCCTTGCCCAGCTTCTTGCTGGCCGCAGCCAATAGGTGCCTAGCCTGTGGCCGCAGGCGAAAGTAAAAGCCGGTGTAGTCCGCGCTTGGCATGGCAGTTCCTCCTCGTTGAAATATCCCCAAGGATATACCTGTGGATATCTTTCTTGCAATCGGTGCTTGACAGGCAGATATCTCTTGTGGCCAAATCCGTTTTGGGCGCAGATATCTGTGTCCATCAACTACCAAGAACGGAGATTGAAAATGCAAGTAATTATCACAAGCGTAGAACATACTGAGTGCGGCAAATATTTTTTGGTTGACTGCGGCAAAACCTCTGCCCACATCTACATCAGCAAGCTTGGCTACATCAATGTGTGCTGCAAAAACGCATCGCACAAGGTTTGGAATAAATCTGGCCGGTATTTCCGAACATTCCAAGAAGCTCTTGACGGTTACAAATCGTCTGAGATGAAAGCAATCATCTCTGCTGTTGAGGGGGCTTAATCATGGCCAACTACGTTGCGTATTACCGCGTCTCTACCGACCGCCAGGGCCAGTCTGGCCTTGGCCTTGAGGCACAGCAAGCAGCTGTTGCTAGCTACCGCGAGAACATCGTTGCTGAGTTCACAGAAGTTGAATCCGGCAAGATCGATTCCCGCCCGCAGCTTGCAGCTGCTCTTGAGCTCTGCCGTAAGCTCGATGCATCGATCCTGATCGCCAAGATTGACCGCCTATCGCGTGATGCAGCTTTCCTGCTCACGCTGCGTAAAGCCGGTGTCGATATCGTGGCCGCAGATATGCCGCACGCCGGCACCCTGGAGTTTGGCATCCGCGCTGTGGTCGCACAGCATGAGCGCGAAGAGATATCCAAACGTACCAAAGCTGCGCTGCAGGCCGCCAGAGCCCGCGGCGTGCGCCTTGGCTCACCCAACCCGTCAGCTGGTGCAGCGGTCACCTCTGCAGCTGCTGATGAGTACGCATCCAAGGTGGCACCGATTGTTCGCTCAATCGTAGCCAAGATGGGTGCGGCATCCCTGCGTGCAATCGCCCGCGAGCTCCAGGCGCATGGCGTGCAGACATCCCGCGGTGGCAGCACCTGGTCGCCGTCAGCTGTAGCCAATCTAATGCAGCGCATTGCTGCTTAATCGAGGAGAAAAACCATGAAACGCAAATCAAACCTGTACATCGACCCGCGCACCAACCACGCCCGCTCCTGGCGGGATTCCCTGCCGGTGCAGCCGGCCCAGCAAGACGATCCGCTCTGGCTCAAGATTGTGGCCGTGCTGACGTTCCTGGTGCTGCTCATCGCCATGGCAATCGTCTGAGGGTCACGCTATGAGCCAGACAGAGTGGATTCTTGAGGAGTTAAAGCGTGGGCGCAGCGTTAGCCCAATCGATGCACTTGCCGGGTGTCAATGTTTTCGCCTGGCAGCCCGCGTCCAAGAGCTGCGCGAGCGCGGCAACAACATCGTCACCGTGATGGTGGAACGAAACGGCAAGAAGTACGCCACCTACCGATTAATCAGGAGCAAAGCATGAAAAGTTACGGAAAAGTCACCCCCGACGATATGGCTAGCGGATCAATGTTGCCGGCCATTCTCGGCATCAGCGAGTACCAAAGCCAGAACGACGCGCTGCAGACCTGCATCCGCGCCATCGATGGATTACCGCGAGAGGATATCTCTAACGAATCCATGAGCTGGGGCAATGAGTTTGAGGGCCGGATTCTGGTGCGAGCAGCTGAACGCCTGGGCCTGGATAACCTTAACCTTGACCATGAAGCAGCCTATTTTCATTCGATGGTGCCGCTGGCGGTGTCTTTGGACGGCACGGCAGATGGCAAGGGCATCGTGATTGAAAACGATCCAGACCAGGGCATCTACGTCATGGGCGCAGGGTCGATCAAGCTTGATGGCGTTGGAATCCTTGAGGCAAAGCTCACGGCAGCCGAGGCAGAGGATGCGCCACCGCTACACCGCGGGCCGGTGCAGCTGCAGGCACAGATGGATTGCTACGGTGCCAGCTGGGGCGCGGTCTGCACGCTCTACAAGGGAACCAGGCTGCGGATTTTTCTGTTTGAGCGGCACCAGGGAACCCTGAATCTGATTGCCGATGCTGTCAAAGACTTCCAGCGCAGGCTGGATCTGTACCGCGAGACCAAGACCATTGACTGGTACCCGCCCAAGGATTCGGCAGACGCTAGTCGGATGTTTCCGGTTGGCACAGACGATGAGCCGGTACACCTGGGGGAGGAGGAGGATTTCTGGGCGCATGAGATTCTGGCCTGCAAGGCAGAGATTAAGAACCTAGAAGACCGGATGGATACCGCCGAGAAAAAGCTCAAAGAAATTTTGGGCAGCAATACCTGCGGTATTACCGGCAGCCATGAAATCTATTGGCCCATGCGCCACTACGCGGCCCAGCCGGAGAAGACCATGCCGGCCAAAGAGGCTCGCGTGGTGCGCCAGTCCACACTCAAGATCAAGGCACGCAAATGAACAAAATTTTAGCAAAACACTACGATGTATTCTGGAATCCAGCACCTTGCGATAACTGCTGGCACCGACAAAAGTGCAAGGAGGAATTGTTGGCGTGTGATGTTTTTTACGCATATGTATTGCGTAATCAACATTGGAAAAAAGAACGCAATCCTAATCGAAAGTGGTGGGACAAAATTTTCGTTCACGATAAAGATGACGAACACGATGAACTGGAGGGCAAAATATGAACTCGTTAGACCAAAAGCTTATGAACGCACGCCTGCAGGCAGCTCTGAAGCTGCAGGCTCTGTGCTTTGACGCTGCCAACAGAACACCCGGCAGCTTTATGAACCGAGACCGTGCAATGGATGTAGTCGATGCGCTGGTCACGGTCATGCTTGAGGCAATTGACCTTTACACAACCGAGGAGAAAGAAAATGCAAGTAGTGCAAAGTAATCAGGGCTTTGCCCCTGTCACGCTCGATGAGGCCATGAGGTTTTCGGATATGTTGGCCAAGTCCCAGATGGTTCCCAAGGCATACCAGGGCAAGCCAGAGGATGTCCTGGTAGCAGTTCAATGGGGCCGTGAGCTGGGCCTGGCCCCGCTGCAGGCACTCCAGAACATTGCCTGCATCAATGGCAAGCCGTCGGTCTACGGCGACGCTGCAATGGCCCTGGTGCAGGCGAGCTCAGTCTGCGAGAACATCGAAGAGTTCTTTGAAAACGAAGACACATCTGCAATGGTGGCTGTCTGCATTGCCCGGCGCAAAGGGCGCACGCCAGTCACCGTTAAGTTTTCGATTGATGATGCCAAGCGGGCAGGGCTCTGGGGCAAGACCGGCCCGTGGCAGCAGTACCCAAAGCGCATGATGCAGATGCGAGCCCGAGGCTTTGCCCTGAGAGATGCCTTCCCAGACGTTTTAAAGGGGCTGATAACCGCTGAAGAGGCCCAGGACTACCCAACCCAAGGGGAGAAAGACATAACCCCGCCACGGCCCTCTAATCCGCTCGACGCCCTGGCACCGCCGGCACCTACTGCAGCCATACAAGCACCCACCGAAGTGGCTGTGGACATGGTGGCGGGTGATGTTGAGGTGTTGCCGACCGAGGATAGCGCACCGGCTTCTGCCTGGATTCTGTCCGTTCCTGGGAGACCAGACCAGCCGGTCTCCGACGTTGACAGCTGGGCCGCCAGCTACCTGGAAATGGCCGAGAAAGTTGCCAGGGCTGGCAAAGCATCAGCTCAAAAGCGTTTGGAATCCATCGCCGCTTTGAAAGAATCAAATGCGGAGATGATTAAAAAGCTGACCACCGAGAAAAGAATGTCGATGGCGCAGTCAATGGCAAAGTTTATCGGGCCGCTGAAAGAGGCAGCCCAATCTGAGAAGTAAGTCATGCCACCAGGCCGGGAAGATAGACCGTCTTCCCGTCCTTTTTCACCGCGGTCAACGTCTGCTTTTTCAGGTTCGCCGGGTCATAGCTGACATGAACCCAGCCGCTGTCTGGAATCCCCTGCGTATAAAACTCTAGGATCACCTGGGTGAAATCCAGGTTGGCCGCAATCCACTCGGCCAGCTCCGCATTCGGCACGCCAGGGATCTCGATGTCGGCTGCCTGGCCCTTGCAATGATCCGAGGTCTTGCTGCCGCCAACAGCTGCATTGACATTCGGGTGCCTGAACCCGGAGTTAACCTTCACGCCTTTGCCATAGTGCTCGCGCACCGGCTGCAGCACCTTCTCGCACAGCACCTTTAGGTTTGCAATCTCCGCATCGCCTGGCGTGTTGTCCATGTTCTGGCGCAGGGCTGTTTCGCTTTTGACCATCTCGGACAGGGAGAAGTTATTTGTCAGCTGCATTCTTTTTTCCTTTCGCGTCTATGATTTTCTCCAGCGTGCGGCCACCGAAGTAAAACGACATGATCAACATTCCCCATTGGCCCAGCAGTTCAACGTAATTGTTGTTGACCTCAATGTCAGCTGCAGACAGCGCAGCAAATGCGGTATAGACCACCAGGATAAAAATCAGGGTCATGGGCCGGATGTTCTTGGATAGCCAGCTGTCCGACTTCATGTCGGCCTCTTGCCGCTTGGTGAGCTCCTGGGCCTCGATGTTGTCAGCATTGAGCTCGGCTAGCCGGCCCTCTGCCTGGATCTTGGCGAGCTCTGCCATCGCCTTATTCTTGGCCTCCGGGTCTGGCAGAACTTTGTCGAGCACCTTTTCGCCGATGCTCATAATGGCAGCTAACGGAATCATGTTTCCCCCTTGTCTTTTTCTGCAATTTCTTCAGCCACTTGCTTGGCTACCTTGCGCCCGGCAATCCCGCCCAGGGTGCCGATTGACATATAGGCCACGGCCTTTAGGATCTCCAGAAAGATTGCATCAATGGGTGCGAGCTCCATTGATTGCTCTTCAAATGTCACCGCCCACAGAATGCCCAAGGCAATCGCGGTCAGCATCACCATGATGCAGATCACTATGAATGCCCAGACGCGCACCTCGATGTCTTCAGCTGTCATTCGATTGCTCATTACCATACCCCCCCTGCCTTTAGAAAACCATAGATCAATGCGGACACCAAAAGAATTCCACCCCACTCTCGCCTGGCCTGCATCCTCTTGCGATAGAACTCATCATTGAGCTCTCGGTGGTCTTTCCGCAGCTGGGTGATTAATGATTTCACCTCGCTCACAGCTGCCCTGCCAAACTCTTTTTCGACATCAACATACATCTGCTGTTCCGCGTCCCGAATCTGGCGAATGATTCGGTACTCTTCCACGGCCTCCATAAACATCATGTCGCCGCGGCGTTGGACTTGCTGTTGTTTCCTCTTGAATGCGACGCGAGCTTTCGCCTCTGCATCCAGAAAAGTATTAACCTCTTTGGCGGTCTCTTGGATTTCATATCCAACTTTGACCGCCTCTTTAATGCCGCCTAAAGCAGCACGCGCTACTTCTGCTGGGTTGCCAGGATCAGGTAGGTTTGTCACGGTTTAGCCTATAGCCTTTCCGTTGTAGCCACAGGCCAAGTCTGACCAAATACACGCCAAAAAATTTCACAGCTTTGCTACTAACCCAAAAAGCAAATTGATTGCCCAACCCATTGCCCCGATCACGGCGACACAAGACCCAATGAGCCCGACTTCGATGCGCTTTAGTCTGGCATTGGTAGCGCGGAACTGTAGCTCAATGCTACGGTAACGCTCTGCACAGACAGCCTCATGGGTGTCGAGGCGGCCCTCAACTTCACCGATTGTCGCCATCATTCACCTCAAGGTAGCGTAGCGACAAAAGCCTGTGCTGCTTCTGCCGCCATCACATTACCGTCAGCGTCTTGTAACTCTGCGCCTTCTAATACTTCTTTCTTGAAGGCGGCGTAGTCGGTGTTGGCTGGGTCGAATGGGATGAAGGCGTTGTCAAAAAAACGTTGAATTGTCGTTATTTCTGCGCCTTCAAACATTGGTTTTACTTGTTTATACATTTATAACTCCGATGAACAAG